AACTCGACGATCTCCTCATCCGTCAGCCCGACCCATTGGCGCGGTGCGGTGTAGAGCGGCATGGATTCTGTGACGTAAGGCGGCGGCTCGATTACCGTAAGCACCCAGTGGCCGACGAACTCGCCCTTAACTTCTTTCCATCGCCACGCCACCGGCTCCTGCTTCTCACCCTGCTCGATGGCAGCGCGTAGAGCGGCGATGGCGGCGTCAATAACAATATCTTCCTCTTGGCTTGTTTCTGCATGTATGTACGTCAATGCATCCAGCGCTTGTTTCATTGCTTCGATGCTCATTTTTCACCTCGTGCCCGTATAACTTCAGCAAACATCACGCCGTAAAACGGCTCGGTTTCCAAACATAACTGGGCGCACGCTTCTCGTTCGGCTGCGGCAACAAGGGCGGCGAAGCTAACAAAGCCATCAAATCCAATAATGTCTACAATCCCATCTACAAACCCCGCCTCCTGCGCCATGCGGATGATGTTCATTTCTCACCCCGTTGTTCGGCTTCCATCTCGCGCAGGTCCATCGCCACATCCGCGACGCCGTGCCAGTCGCACCGTGCGATCATCACTTGCAGGTACTGAATCAAAATTGCTCGCTGTTCTTCGTAGCTCATTCCGCCATCTCCTTAATCAGTTGATCCACGTCTTCCTTCGACCAGACCACGCGCACGTTCTGCTGTAGTCTTTGCATCTCTGCGATGAAGATGTTCTGCAACGTCGACAAGCGACCGTTCTCCTTCTTCACCTCAACAAACCACACCACGCCTTGCGGCAGCACCACCAACCTGTCCGCCACGCCACGGTTCGAGGGCGAGACGAACTTGTAGGCCACGCCGCCAATTTCTTTCACCCGGCGCACCAGGTATCTCTCTATGTCGCGCTCTAAAATTTTTGACCTCCCACATGTTTCAAAGTTTATGCCGTTGCAAACTTCAAAGCGATGGTATACCATGCGGTTTCCGTTAGTCAACTACAGGAGATTGAAGTGAGCGCGATGGACCAGAACAAACAAGTGCAGACGCACGAGCAAACGGTGTACGTGTTGCGCGGGATCACCTACGTGCCGCACTACCGCAACAAAGATATCTGCGTCGGCCCCGGTTATCCGCGTCACAACATGACGCTGTACACGGCAGCAGACCTGCTGGCGTTGGGCGCTGTTGAGAGCGTGGACTTTTTGTGGTCACGCGGCGTTGGCGGTCGTGTTAGCGTGGGGCAGCCATGAGCCATTCTAAAATCGTAGGTGGCTCGTCAGCCGAGCGCGTCATCAAATGTCCCGCCAGCGTCAAGCTGGCGCAGCAGATGCCCGCGCAAGAAGAAAACGATGACATGCGCGAAGGCACACGCCGGCATGAGCTGCTGCAAGCCGTGCTGGAAGAGAAGATCGACTCGCGCAACATCGACGACGAGAAGGTGCTGGCCGCGCTGAATCTGTTCGACAACGAGGTTGACCCGCACGCCGAGGCGCTTTTCGATCTTGAGAAGCGCGTCCACTATCTGTGGAACCCCGACGTGTTCGGCACTGTCGACATGATTGGCGTGCTCGACAAAGACACTGCATACGTGCTCGACTGGAAGACCGGCGACGGGCACCAGGTGACAGCGGAAGAGAACTATCAACTGCTCTTCTACGCCGCTGCCGCGCTGTCGTGCGACCATTGGGCCTTTCGTGACCGGACGTTTGTTGAGCTCATCATCGTGCAGCCGCCGGTCGTGCGGCGCTGGGTGACCGACAAGGCGCGTCTGCGCGAGTTCGAGCATGAGCTGCGCATGGCGCTGGCCGCTGCCGAGCGCGACACCGCGCCTCACGCGGGCGAGCACTGCAAGTGGTGCCCGGCGAAGATCATCTGCCCGGCCATGAACGGCGCGCGCGACCGTCTGGTCAAGGCGGAGCTCGACGCGCTGCCAATACAAGCGATTGCTGCTATCCTGCAAGACGCTGAGCGGGTCGAGGCGGTCATCGACGCCGCGCGTAAGGCGGCGCTAGCGGTCCTTGAGAAAGGTGGCCAGGTGCCGGGGTATAAACTTGTACCGAAGCGCGCTCAGCGCTCGTGGGCTAAAGAACAAGAGGCCAAGGAGGCAATTGTCGCCCTTGGCGTCGCGGAGTCTGAACTGATGGACCTGAAGTCTCCCGCGCAGGTTGAGAAGGTGCTGAGGGCGCACAAGCTCAAGCTGCCCGAGGGTCTGACGGTTTCTGTCAGTTCTGGCGACACCATCGCACCGGAGAGCGATCCCCGGCCAGCGAAGGTGCTAATCGGGCAGCAGTTGACTGCGGCCCTCTCTAAACTTGTCTAAGGAAAAGTCATGTCCAATCTCGTAAAGTTCGCTCAAGCAGGTCTTCCCGCTGTTCAAACGCTCGCCACCAGCCTTCGCACGCTGGAAACCGTAGCGCCCATGGCGTCTGCCATCATCAAGATGGACAAGACGGGCCATTGGGTCTATGGCGCAGATCAGACCGAGGCTGAAGATGACGCCCGCTGGGCGGTCAATCCTTTCTCGTTTGTCCACGGCTTTATTGCGTGGGGCGACGGCGAGGTGCTGGCCGAGAAGATGTCGTCTGTGACCCAACCGCTGCCAGAGCTTGACGCCGCGCCCCCAAGCGCGAAGAAGGGCTGGGAGCAGCAGGTAGGGTTGATGCTGAAGTGCCTGACTGGTGAAGACGCGGGCCTTGAGTGCCGCTACACCACCACGTCAGTGGGCGGTAAGCGCGCCGTGCAGACGCTTGCCGTGGCCATCGCGGCGCAGGTGGAGAAGGATCCCGAGCGCCCTGTGCCGATCGTGACGCTGGGCAAGGATCACTATCAGCATAAATCATATGGTAAGATATATACACCTGTGTTTGAGGTCGTTGAATGGGTGTCGATGGAAGGCGAAAACGCAGGAGATGAGCAGGAGGAGCCCGCGTCAGTTAGCGTGGATCAGCCGAGACGTCGCCGGCGTTCTGCCTAAGTAGGCTAAGGGGCGCCGGCGAAAGCCGGCGTCTTTTAGGAGCTGCAATGGAAACGTGGCGTGATATTCCTGGGTATGAAGGCGCGTATCAAGCCAGCAATCTTGGGCGCATACGATCGCTACCAAGAGAGGTACCGCGTTTTAGCAGAGACGGCGCTATAAAAGCATTGGCCCGGTATAAAGGAAAGGTGTTGTCATCGTGGGCAAAAGATTGCGGCCACCACAATGTTTTGCTTGGCGCTAACAACACACAGCTTGTGCATAGACTAGTTTTGCTGGCGTTTGTTGGGCCGCCTAAGCCGGGCCAAGAGTGCCGCCATCTTAATGGCAACCCAGCAGACAATCGGCTGGAAAATCTGACATGGGGTAGTCGGCTTGAAAACCGAGCAGACATATCGACACACGCGCGGCTGTATGGGCGAAGACAAGGCAGCACATGGTTGTCTGAAGATGTCATCCGCGCCATCAAACGCGATCTTCAATCACTTGATAGGCCATCTCAAAAAGTGTTGGCTCGCAAGTACGGCGTGCATTACAACACTATCAACAACATCAATCGCGGTTTTACGCACAAGTGGGTGAGCATCTAATGTCCGACGCCCAGCCGGCGGTGGCGTGAAACACCGGCAGCTTGTCACGCCCTCGTGCAGTGTCTCCTCGGGCGGGGGCAAGCTGACAGCCCGGAAAGACGGGCATCCACTACACTAAGGTGCAATATGAAAGTTCTTGTTGCGTGTGAGTACAGCGGCGTCGTGCGCGACGCTTTTCTTCGCGCAGGTCATTACGCGCTGTCGTGTGACCTGCTTTCGTGCGAATCGACCGCCTCTGGCGACCATTACCAAGGCGACGTGCGTGACGTGCTTGACCACGGTTGGGATTTGATGATTGCGCATCCGCCATGCACACACTTGGCCGTCAGCGGCGCGAGATGGTTCAAGGACAAACAAGTAGAACAGGCAGAAGCGTTGGACTTTGTACGACTGCTTTTAGACGCGCCGATCAAACGGATTGCGTTGGAGAATCCGATCAGTATCATCAGCAGCCGCATTCGCAAGCCTGACCAGATCATTCAGCCGTGGATGTTCGGTCACGGCGAAACGAAAGCGACCTGTCTGTGGCTAAAAAATCTTCCGCTTCTTCAGCCCACCAATATCGTTAGCGGTCGAGAGCAGCGCATTCATAAAATGCCGCCGAGTCCAGACCGTTGGAAGATTCGCAGCGCCACTTATCAGGGCATCGCTGACGCGATGGCGGCGCAATGGGTATAGTTTGGATTGATTTCGAAACGCGTAGCGAGTGTGACCTGATCGCTCGCGGGGCATATAATTACAGTCGCCACCCGTCGACGCAGGTGCTCTGCATGGCCTATGCGATCGATGATGGCGAAGTCGAGCTGTGGACGCCCGATCAGCCGTTCCCGCGTGAGATCCTGACGCATCAGATACGCGCGCACAACGCGGCGTTCGAACGTCTGATTCTCTGGTACGTGCTCTGCCCCGATCTTGACCTGCCGGAGCCTGCGCTGGAGCAGTTTTACTGCACCGCCGCGCAAGCGCGGTCGAACTGTGCGCCTGGTAGCCTTGAGGACGTCGGGCGCTTCGCGGGCGCCAGCATGAAGAAAGACCACAAGGGCGCTGCGCTCGTGCGGAAGTGCTGCCTGCCACCGTTCAAGCACACCGCCGACGACTTGGCCGCGCTGTTCGAGTATTGCAAACAGGACGTCCGCGCCATGCGCGCGATCAGTAAGAGTCTGCGCGACCTGTCGCCTGAAGAGCTTGCCGACTACCACGTCAACGAGCGCATTAACGACCGAGGCGTGAAGGTCGACGTCGAGCTGTGCCTTGCCGCCATGCGTTACAGCGAGGCCGAGCGGGTTGAGATCGAGGCGCGCGTTGTCGAGCTGACCGAGGGCGCGGTGACGTCCGTGCGATCGCCTAAGATGCGCCAGTGGGTGCTGGAACGCCTTGGGCCGGAGGCGCGCAAGCTCGCCCGATCAAAAGACAAAGACTCGATAGACAAGACCGTGCGAGCGAACCTGCTTGCGATGGAGAACCCCGATGAGGTACCGCCCGCTGTTGCCGAGGTCATCCAATGCGCAGACGACCTCTGGGCGTCGAGCACTGCGAAGTTTGGCCGCCTCGCGGCTCTGGCTGATGATGAAGATCAGAGAGTACGAGGCGCATTTGTTTTTGCTGGAGGCGCAGCGACAGGCCGCGCTGCGAGCTATGGCGCTCAGGTACACAACTTCCCTCGGAAGTCCGCCAAAGAGCCCACTGAACTTCGACACGCCCTCGTACGAGGCCACGCTGTCGTGCCTCGGTTCGGAAAGCGAGTCACCGACGCCCTGAAGTCGATGTTGCGTCCGGCGCTAGTGGCCGATCATTCGTTTGTCGTCGCCGACTGGAGCGCGATCGAGGGCCGGGTCAATCCGTGGCTATGCGGCGCTGAAGCGAAGTTAGACATCTTCCGGCAGCAGCTAGACCCGTACAAGGTCAACGCGGCGGCCACCTATGGCGTCCAATATTTGGACGTCACCGACGAGCAGCGCCAAGTCGGCAAGGTGCAAGAGCTGGCGCTCGGGTTCGGCGGCAGCACCGGCGCGTTTGCTGCGATGGGCCGGGGCTATGGCGTGCGGTTTGAAGAAGCCCAAGCCCGTCGGATCGTCGACGCCTGGCGCCGCGCGAACCCGTGGGCCGTGATGTTCTGGCAAGACCTTGAGCGCGCGTACATGTCCGCCATGCGTCATCCGGGCCATGAGTTCACGGCGGGCCGTATAACGTATGTCTACGACAAGCAGCACCTTTGGTACATGCTGCCCAGCGGGCGCGTGCTCTGCTACCCGTTTGCCAAGTTCGAGGGCGAGCACCTGACCTACGCCAAGGCGTCATGGAAGCCTGCGGCTGACGCGACCGAGTGGCCGCGTGCGCGCTTGTGGGGCGGGCTCGCTTGCGAGAATGTGACGCAGGCAAGTGCTCACTGTCTGTTGCGTCACGCGATACGCGAGGCTGACAGGCTGGGCCTTGCGGTCGTAACGACAGTGCATGACGAGATCGTTATCGAGACGGCTGAGCCTGAACGGGTGCGGGCCGAGCTTGAGCGTATCATGGTGACCCCGCCCGATTGGGCGGTGGGGTTGCCGCTCGCCGTTGAGGCCAAGATCATGGCCGTTTACGGTAAATAAAAACGCCCGCTGGCAGGCGGGCGCAGGAGAAGCTATGAATTTCGAGCAGTTTATCATCAATCTGGCGCCCGAGGGCGAGACAGCGTTATTTGTGCGCCAGAAGCCACGCCGTGACGCGAACGGCGAATTGCAGTATCACGCCGACGGCGCGCTGAAGGCGTCATGGCCGGCCATGCTGCCGGACCTGTCGAAGGTGCGTGAGGGTGCCTGGTACGGCAACACTGGGTCATTTGTCATTGATCGGTTTGAGCAGGGTCGCCCGTCCGCGAGCGCAGCGAACGTCGACTATGTGTTGGTCATGGTGCTGGATGACGTGGGCGAGCCTAGCAAGGCGCCCAAGACCTCGCCTGTCCCGCCGACGTGGATCATGGAGACGAGCGCCGGATCGTATCAGTGGGGCTATGCCTTCGACCCCGAGGACCAACCGACCAAAGCGGCCTACAGCGCCGCCATCCGCGCGATTGCGGAAGCCGGTTACAGTGACCCTGGCGCGATCAATCCGGTTCGCAATTTCCGACTACCGGGTAGCGTCAACCTGAAGCCGGACAAGGGCGGCTTTCAAGCGCGTCTCGTCGAGTTCCACCCCGAGCGGGTCTATCGGCTGCCGGACCTCTGCGCCGCTCTCGGTGTCGACCCGGGGCCGGACGACAGCGCGGGCGTGCGGCCCGTGCGCCTGTCGGACGATGGGGCTGATGACGTGCTCGCGTGGCTGTCGGCGCAGGGGCTGGTGCTGTCGCGCCCGAACCCGGAGGGCTGGGCTGGGGTTGTATGCCCGAACAGCGCCGACCACAGCGATGGCAACCCCGAGGGCCGTTATCTGGGCTTGACGCGCGCGTATTGCTGTTATCACGGCCATTGTGGCGATTGGGACAGCGCGCGCTTCCTCGCGTGGGTCGCAGAGCAGGGCGGCCCTAAGCATACGCCTGGGCTGCGCGACGAGCTTCTGACGCAGCGCATGGCCGAGGTCATGGCTAAGTTGACGCCGACCGAGGAATACCCCGACGCTGCGGCTGCGGTGGTGGCCGAGGTCGAGCGCCGTGAGGCCGGGCGGCTTGAGCGGGCCGAGTGGTTTGAACGGTACGCTTATGTCGCGGACGGGGATTGTTATTTCGACCTGACCGAGCGTCGAGAGTTGACGCGCCAGACGTTTAACGCGCTCTACCGGCATGTGACGTGCTGGTCGGTTCACGCCACGGGCGCGAAGAAGCGCCGGGTTGAGGCGTCTATCAGCTTTGACGAGAACCGGCAGGCCATGGGCGCTCGGGTGCTTGAGGGGCTGACCTACGCTGCGGGCGAATCGATCATCTGCGCTCGTGACGGGCTTGCGTACGGGAACCGTTGGCGTGACGCGCGGCCCGAGGGCCGATCGGGTGACGTGTCGCCGTGGCTCGCGCACGTCGAGCGCCTGGTGCCTGACGCGCGCGAGCGCGAGCATCTGTTAAACGTGCTGGCCTTTAAGGTCCAGCATCCTAAGGTCAAGATTAATCACGGCATTCTGTTCGCGGGCGTGCCGGGTTGCGGTAAAGATTCGCTTTTTGCGCCGTTTTTGTACGCGATCGGCGGTAAAGACCTTGGGAACGTGGCGCTGGTGCGGAACGAGGAAGTCACAAGTAGTTGGGGTTACGCGCTTGAGTCTGAGGTACTGGTAGTCAACGAATTGCGCCAAGCCGAGGCCAAAGACCGTCGCGCGCTTGAGAATCAATTGAAGCCCTTGCTGGCTGCGCCACCCGAGGTGCTGCCCGTCAATCGCAAATATTTGGCGCCCTACATGAGCGCGAACCGCTTGCTGGTGGTGGCGTTCTCGAATGAGCGCATCCCGATCGCGCTCCCGTCTGACGATCGGCGCTGGTTTGTCATCTGGACGTCAGCGCCGAGGATGACCGAGGCGGATTCGAGCGCGTTGTGGGCGTGGTATATGGCCGGCGGACGTGAGGCGGTGGCGGGCTACCTGCGCGCCCGCGACGTGTCGGCGTTCGAACCTGGCGCGACGCCTATGGTGACCGAGGCGAAGCGCATGATGACCGAGGCGGGCATGTCGCCTGTCGAATCCTACCTTTTGGAATTGATTAGGGGCCGTATAGGCGAGTTTTCCTCGGGCGTGGTGTCTGCCCCTTGGCAAGAACTTTGCGGGCGCCTGAGCGCTCTTGCGCCGTCTGGCGCGAGGGTGCCTGTATCGGCACTGTTTCACGCGCTGGCCGAGGCGGGCTGGCTCGACTGCGGGATGTGTCACTCGCGCGAACATCCGACGAAACGTCATCTGTATTGCGCGCCTGATTTGGCCGAACTTGGCAAGGCTGAACTGCGACGGCTGAGCGAGCGACCGACGGGCGGTGGCGCTCTCCGCGCTGTCAAATAAAAAAGGGCGCCCGCAGGCGCCCTTGTTGTTTATGGGGCGGGCTAGAGTCGCAAGGCGACGGCCAGCACGGCGACTAGCAGACCGACGAAGATTGCGGCAATCATCGACGTTTTTTGTCAAGGTGAGCGTTGATCAGATTGCCAATGAGAATTTCGGCGTTCATTGGCAAATCGAGCGGAAAATCAGGCGACGCTGGAATCGGCGGAAGTGTTTCGGCGTAGGCTTGAACCCGTTTTTGTGCGTCCCAGTCGGACCACCAATCAGGCCCGCCCCGGCCATCGTTTTCGACGGTCGCAACCCGCGTGCCGTCAACGTAAACCGTTGCGGAAAAATGGAAGGTTTCGCGCGACGCGCGGGTGTTGGTCTTGATGTTTTTGAGTTCGATTTTCATGATGACAATCCAAAAAAGAGCGCGCAACCGAGCGCGATACCGGCGCCGATGAAGATGGTCCATTCGATAAGGTTTTGGGGCATCGTCAGGCTCCAACGGTTTGCGCGCTCGCGTGCGCGCGATCGATAACAGTCTCGAATTTCTCGAGCCCCACGCGATCAACGAGCGCGTCAATATCGGCGAGCGCGCACTGGCGTGCTTCGGCGAGCGTGAGCGAGCGCGACGATATCGGCATGCCCTTGAAGTGAGCATTAACGCGCAGTAGGCGATAGCCCGATACCGGATCGGATACGATCCATTCTCGGCGATCCTTCGGAATACCGGCGGTCTGCTCGCGATGCAGTGCGAATATGTGCGCACGGGTTCCGCGCATGTAGGCTAGGCGATCGTATTTCACGTCGACGATTTTGTCCGAACCCTTGACGCGCATGCTAAAGGTAGGCTTTGTTGGCATGGTTTTACGCTCCGAGCTTGATATCGATCACACGTTTACGCGAACCATGCGCTGGGAAGCCGACGATCACGTCACGCTGCCGGCTGCATAGCTGACACGTCGCGCAACTAACGTCGTCGCGTTGCGTAGCAGGGCAGACGACGACGCGTCGCCCAGCGGGTGTGCGAGTGTTTTCGGTCGTGGTCGACGGTAGCACGCAAACGACCGGACCGGCGCCGGTGTCGGCGAGCGTGTCCGCGTCGGCGAGATCGTTCGCGGACAGGTTGACCGTAAAACCCCATTCGTTAGCAGTCTTGATCCAGTTTAGGGACGAGCGATCGCGGTAATGAGAATAGGTAAACCCGCGACGCCCGCGATTAGCTGCGACGAGTTCGCCAAGCGCGACCGGGTCGACCGTCGCGCCATCGCCCGGCAGATCGCCGGCTTGGTTGTGGCGCCACAATTGACCGGCGGGCAGTTGCGCGATCGCGTCGACGAAGGTCGACCAATCAGTCCCACGCGCGCCCGATGACACTGCGGACCAATGGAGCGCGAGCGGACCGGACGACGCGTAGCACGCGTCGCGCATGGCGCACGACGTCGGACAGGTTTCGCGCGTCGTGGTCGATACAGGGATCGGACCGGTTTTCGCGTTCGCGGATTTCAGGGACAGATGAACTTGATACATGGTGTCGGCTCCAGAGTTGAGAGCGCGCCCGTAGGCGCGGGGGTTAGTTAAACAATCCAGTCAGGCGAGCTGGTGAGCCCGTGCGCAGCGGCGATCGCGGCGATCTCACGTTGCTGCGTGGCGCGCATGGCGGAACGATGAAGGGCGGAGAGCACGCGCGCAGCATAGTCAGCGCCGAGCGCGGGTAGGCGCGCGAGCGCGGTGTTGACGGTTGATTGTTGGTGCTTGGTCATGGTGTCGGCTCCTGGGTTGTTGGCGCGCTCACGCGAGCGCATGGCGACATCTTGCCACATGTTTTGTAGCAGTGTCAACCCATGCTCTAAAGTTTGTTCCATTTTTCACTACCCCACGCAAATTGTGTGGCGTGCTGCGACAAGTCTTAGGGCATGGGTGAGGTGGGGCGCGCGTGGGTTAGGGGCGTGGGTGGTGCGGCGGATAGCATGCGCGCCTCTGGGTGGGGTAGCATGGGGTAGTAGGTAGTATCTTAAAAATGTTTTGTGTTTATACTGTATATATATACAGTAGTGTAAATTATAGGGACTTTTTTTAGGGGGGTGCCCCAGCTACCCCAACTACCCCACGGCACCGCGCCCACGGCACCGCGCCACCACGCCGGGTGCTGTGGGGTACCCCACGCAAAACGTAAAACCGGTTTGTCATCGGACTGCCCCACGCTGCCCACGTTCGCATGGCCAGGTGATGCCAGGCAAGCGTCTATCGATCCGTGGGGCACTACCCCACGCCACCCTACGGGCTACCGGTTGTCGGGGTGCTACCCCACGCCACCCAGCGAGGCGGGCTGACGGCTGACGGCTGACGGCTGACGGCTGACGGCTGACGGCTGACGGCTGGCGGCTGGCGGATCGGGGTCGCGTGGTGAGAGCCCCCGGTGGGGGCCGGCGACCGGGCCGGTCAAAAACGGAGGTGTCGCACAAATTTTTTTGCAAAGTGCTATAATTACTTGCAACACTATTTGCAGCACACCATCTGGCCATGACCTTCCAATCCTTGCCGCTTACCGCGCGCAAACTAGAGGCGACCGAGGCGCGCTTGCAGCGCATCTACGAGGCTGCCAAGTTGGGTCTAAAAGGTGACTCGCTGGCGTTAAAGGCTGGCATGTTGCCGACCGAGTATCGGCGTCTATGCGAGATGGACCCGATTGCCGAAATGGCAGAACAGAAGGGGCGCGCTGACGCAGAAGGGGCGCTTGCGACTGTGATGATGGACGCGGCTATGTCAGGCGACACCAAAGCGGCGCTAGAGATTCTTCGCCACAGACATGACTGGGTGGCTAAGCAACAAGTGCAGATCGACGTGGCGCAGCAGATCAGCGTAATATCGGCGCTTGAGAAAGCAGAGCAGCGCGTCATCGACGTGCAGGTAACAGAGCGACTGGAGCCAACACTTGCAGCAGCCGATCTACAACGCCTCTGATGAAATGCTCTTGATGACGCGGCTCTGGCAGCCGCGCATCAAAGACGACCCGGAAGCGTTTGTAAACTTTGCGTTCCCGTGGGGGCAGCACGGCACGCCACTAGCCAACTATAAAGGCCCGCGCAAGTGGCAGCGCCAGGTGCTGCGGAAGATTACGCAGCACATCAAAGACAACGGCGGCAAAGTTGACTACAACGTCTTCCGGCTGGCGGTCGCGTCAGGCCGGGGAATCGGTAAATCGGCGCTAGTCAGTTGGCTTGTGCTGTGGATGCTCTCCACGCGCATTGGCTCGACAACCATCGTGTCGGCCAACAGCGAAGCGCAGCTTCGCAGTATTACCTGGTCAGAAATCACCAAGTGGCTGGCGATGATGATCAACAGCCATTGGTTTGAGATCAGCGCGACCAAGGTCGCGCCAGCTAAGTGGCTGGCGGAGATTGTTGAGCGGGACTTGAAGAAAGGCACGCGCTTCTGGTCGATCGAGGGCCGTCTGTGGTCGGAAGAGAACCCGGACGCTTACGCCGGTCTGCACAACCTGGACGGCGTGTGTCTGATCTTCGATGAGGCGTCTGGTATTCCGGACTCAATCTGGCAAGTGGCCGCCGGCTTCTTCACAGAAAACACGCCGCACAGGTTCTGGTTTGCCTTTTCCAACCCGCGCCGTAATCAAGGCTACTTCTTTGAGTGCTTCAACTCGAAGCGCGACTTTTGGTCGACAGAGAACATCGACGCCCGTGATGTCGAAGACACCGACAAACAGGTCTACGAGCAGATCATCGCGGAGTACGGCGAAGACTCAATACAGGCCAAGGTCGAGGTGTATGGAGAATTTCCTAGCGCAGGCGACGATCAGTTCATCGGACCCGCGCTGGTCGATCAAGCGTTTGGCCGACCCAAGCACAGAGACGAAACAGCGCCAATTGTGATCGGCATTGACCCAGCCAGGTCGGGCGGTGACTCGACGGTCATTGCCATCAGGCAAGGGCGTGACATCATCGCAATCAAGCGGTACCGAGGTGATGATACGATGACGACCGTGGGGCACGTCATCGACGCGATCGAGGAATACAAACCGACGCTGACGGTGATCGACGAGGGTGGGCTGGGGTACGGCATACTTGACCGGCTAGTCGAACAGCGGTATAAGGTGCGTGGGGTCAACTTTGGCTGGAAAGCCAAGAACCAAGTGATGTGGGGTAACAAGCGCGCTGAGCTGTGGGGTGCGCTGCGGGACTGGTTAAGAACTGCGTCGATCGCGCCAGACAGGCAACTGAAGGCGGATCTGACCGGGCCTAAGACCAAACCCGACTCAAGCGGTACAATCTTCTTGGAGAGCAAGAAGGATATGAAAGCCAGGGGTCTAGCTTCTCCTGACGCCGCCGATGCGATCGCGGTGACGTTCGCATTTCCTGTCGCCTCCCGCGAACCCCGAGCAACTATGCCCCGTCGCCACTACAGCGACCGCACCGCAGGCGCAACCGGCTGGATGGGCGCATGACCAAGAAGTCTGTCAGCCTGTCAGTGGGGCGTGGCGAAAAGCTGCCGGTCAGCAAAGGCGCGGGTCTGACAGCCAAAGGGCGCGAGAAATACAACCGAGCCACAGGGAGCAACCTCAAAGCGCCTGCGCCTAATCCCAAGACAGAAGCAGACAAGGGGCGCAAGGCTAGCTTCTGCGCACGCATGGGTGGGGTAGCCGCCAAGGCCAAAGATGGCGAACGCGCCAAAGCGGCGCTCAAACGATGGAAGTGCTAATATGAAACCAGGATTGTACGCAAACATCGCAGCCAAACGTGAGCGCATTAAAGCCGGATCGGGCGAGAAGATGCGCAAACCTGGCGCACCGGGCGCACCCACCGCCAAAGCGTTCAAAGAGAGCGCTAAAACAGCCAAGAAGAAATAGCCATGCCGCTCGTCAAATCACCCAGCAAGGCCGCCTTTCGCAAGAACGTAGCGGCTGAAGTCAAGGCCGGAAAGCCCGTAAAACAGGCTTTGGCGGTTGCGTACTCCACCAAACGGCAAGCCGCCAAGAAGAAATAATGGTCTACGACCCGACAGGCATTATCGGCGCGGCTGAAGTCTCGGACGTAGGCGGCGCGCCGGATAAAGACACCGCGCATAAGCTGTCGCAGATGCGCAGTCGCTTCAAGATGGCGGTGGCGGCGTACAGCGACACGCGAGAAGACCAGTTGGACGACCTGCGGTTTATGGCAGGCTCGTCCGACAACCACTACCAGTGGCCAGCGGATGTGCTGTCAGTACGAGGGTCGGTGCAAGGCCAGACCATCAACGCGCGCCCGTGCCTGACAATCAACAAGTTGCCGCAGCACGTGCGGCAGGTGACAAACGAGCAGCGGCAAAACAGGCCGTCGCCCAACGTCATCCCGGTCGACGACGACGCGGATGTCGAGGTCGCAGAGATTTTCGACGGCATGATCCGTCATATCGAATACATTTCAGACGCCGATGTAGCGTACGACACCGCCTGCGACAACCAAGTAACGTACGGCGAAGGCTACATTCGGATTCTGACCGAATATTGCGACGAGACGAGCTTTGATCAGGACATCAAGATCGGTCGGATTCGCAACAGTTTTTCGGTCTACATGGACCCGACGATCCAAGACCCGTGCGGTGCGGATGCCGAGTGGTGCTTTATCACCGAAGACATCCTAAAAGCCGATTACGAGCGGATGTACCCCAACGCCATGCCGGTCAGCTCGATCATGGTGCAAGGCGTGGGCGACCAAGCGCTGTCACAGTGGCTGTCTGAGACGACGGTGCGGATTGCAGAGTATTTCTACTGCGATTACAAGGCAGAAACGCTCAATTTGTACCCTGACGGCACGACGACCTATCAAGGCACGCCGCAGGACAAAATGCTGCGCCAGATGGGTCTAAAACCGACCCGTCAGCGTAAATTGCAACGCAAAAGCATCAAATGGTGCAAGACCAACGGCTACGAGATCATTGAAGAACGCGAGTGGGCGGGTGCGTACATCCCCGTTATCCGCGTGATCGGTAACGAGTGGTCGATTGAGGGCCAGCTTGAGATCTCAGGGTTGGTCAGGAACGCCAAAGACGCCCAGCGGATGTACAACTATTGGGTCAGCCAAGAAGCTGAGATGCTGGCGCTGGCCCCAAAAGCACCGTTTATCGGCTACGGCGGTCAGTTTGAGGGTTACGAAGAAAAGTGGAAGACTGCCAACACGCAGAACTACCCCTATCTTGAGGTCAACCCTGATGTGACCGACGGAGCGGGCAATATTTTGCCGTTACCGCAGCGGGCGCAGCCTCCGATGGCCCAAACTGGCTTGATTCAGGCCAAAATGGGGGCTTCTGAGGACATCAAAGCGGCGACTGGGCAGTACAACGCCAGCCTCGGAATGACGTCAAATGAGCGGTCTGGAAGGGCTATTTTGGCCCGTCAGCGCGAGGGTGACGTCGGTACGTACCACTACGTCGACAACTTGGCGCGGGCAATTCGTCATGTCGGGCGGCAACTGGTCGATCTAATCCCTAAAATCTATGACACGCAGCGTATCGCGCGGGTGATCGGGGTAGATGGCGAGTCAAAGATGGTGCGGCTTGACCCGAACCAGCCGGAACCCGTGCGAAAGATGGTGAACGAGCAAGGCGTGGTGGTTGCGAAGATTTACAACCCTGGCGTTGGCAAGTACGACGTCAAGGTCACCACCGGCCCGAGCTACCTGACCAAGCGTCAGGAGTCGATGGACGCAATGAGCCAGATTTTGCAAGGCAATCCAAACCTGTGGGCGGCGGCTGGCGATCTGTTTGTGAAGAACATGGACTGGCCAGGCGCACAAGAGCTGGCACAGCGGCTAAAGAAGATGATCGACCCCAAGCTGCTGCAAGAAGAAGACGATCCTGCGCTGCAAGCGGCCAATCAGCAAATCCAGGCGATGCAACAGCAGATGGAGCAGATGTACAACATGCTCCAGAACGTCGGCAAGTCAATGGAAGCGCAGAAGCTGCGCATTGACGAGTACAATGCGGAAACCAAGCGTATTCAAGCCGTGCAAGCGGGCATGACGCCTGATCAAGTTCAAGATGTTGTCATGCAGACGCTGAAAGATGTTATGACGGCTGGCGACATGGTGGTTGCTCAACAAATGGGTATGACACAATGAGCTGCGCAGATTTTATTGGCACGCTGTTTTTGGCGCGCGATGTTACTCATAGTGTGCATCTGGGGACTAGAAGCTACGCCAAGCACGTTGCGCTAAACGAGTTTTACGACGGCATTGTCGACCTTGCCGACAAGTTTGCCGAAGCGTATCAAGGCCGGCATGGGCTGATTGGACCAATCACGCTGATGTCAGCCAAGAAGACGACAGACGTCATTGAGTTTCTCAAAGACTCGCTTGCGGACATCGAAGAGATGCGGTACAAGGTGTGTGAGAAGGACGACACGCCGCTCCAGAACATCATTGACGAGATCGTCGGGCAGTATCTATCGACGCTCTACAAATTACGTTTCCTTGCGTAAGGGCGCATTATGGGACTGAAATCAACAACGGATTGCATGGGCTACCAGCAGCTCACCAGCGTGTCGACTGCGACCGGGCTGACGGTTCCTGCTGGAGCGACGATGGCGTTGATCGTGGCCGAGAACCAATCGGTTCGCTGGCGAGACGACGGCACAGCCCCCACCGCAGGCGTTGGCATGCTGTTGCCGGTCAACTCTTCGCTAAACTATGACGGTGATCTTCGTCGGATTCAGTTTATCGAGATCTTGGCAAGCGCCAAAGTCAACGTCAGCTACTACCGATGATCTTTCAACAATACAATACGCTGTTTAACCAGCGGATTGCGCCAGACCGGCCAATCTACAACGCTGGGCGTGGCGTAACGCTTGGGTTGAATGGCGGCGGGGCGGATTCTTTGCCGATCGCCTTGCAGCTTGGGCCTAGCTTGTATTTGGATTTTACGGTCGGGGCTACAAAGCCTTTGGGCGACTATGAGGATTTGACGCTCAACTTGATCTTTACGCAAAATGCGTATCAGGTAGAGGCTACAAACGATCCGGCCTACGGCCCTGGCCTTTACTTGGTGGAGGCATAGCATGGCGCAGTACGAAATTCTTGCGCTGAACACTAGCGTCCCGCAGATTCAAGCGCCTCAAACTGGCGATACTTATGTTGCTAGGCGTGACATTTCAATCGAATCTGACTTGGATTCTGAGTCGTATCGGTTGCGGGCCGCAGGGATTATTACTGACTCCAGCACTGCGCGTACGCTAGCTGCGGATGACAACGGCAAAGTGTTGTACTTTACGTCCAGTTCGACGGTGACGGTCACAACCGCCACGGGGCTAGGCGCGGGGTTTGCATGCGTGATTGTCCAAGGCGGGGCTGGCCAAGTCCAACTCGCGCAAGGGGTCGGCACTTCACTGGTGTCGTATAGCGCGTACCTAAAACTTTCTGGGCAGTACGCGGTTGCAACGCTGATTAGCCCAGCGGCAAACACCTTCTTTGCAACAGGGCAGCTCAGCCTATGATCCCGATTTTTGCGATCAATGCAGCGCCTGTTGGCAACAGCGTACTAAAGTACGCGCCCACGTTGTACCTTGACTTTACGGCTGCGCCTACTGACACTTGGCAAAGCGCGTACGGGTACGGCTTTTACATGGTTGAGGTTTGACATGGGCTTGGTACAGAAATCATTCTCCGACATCATCACGTTCTCGCGGTCGAGTAACGCCACCAGGATCGGGCCGACTGGGCTGGTGGAGTATGCGCCGCACAATCTGCTGACTTACAGCGAGCAGTTCAATAATGCGGCTTGGTCTAAAACCGGCGGGCTTCCAACTGTCACAGCAAATGTTGTCGCCGCTCCAAACGGAACAATAACCGCCGATAAAATCGCACCTTCGACATCCTCTAACTATCAACTTATTTATCAATCAATCACGGTATCTTCCAGTCCGGTTACCCTTTCTTGCTATGCAAAAGTCGCCGAATACCAATATCTGCAACTTGCTACGAATTCTCCGGGTTTAACTCACGTTGTATTTAATTTGTCTACAGGAGCAGTTGCCTACAATCCTGGTGGGTCGGGTATAACTGCCAACATTACTTCTGTAGGTAACAATTGGTATAGATGCTCAATTACTTTTACACCCTCGGCAGGGTCAGTATCGTTTTACATTGGCGGAAGTAATAGCCCGTCAGAATTTCAAACATCAGGTGACGGCACCAGTGGCATTTATATCTGGGGCGCCCAACTCTCCGTCGGCCCCTACGCTCTTGACTACACGCCCACCACCACCGCCGCAGTCTACGGCCCGCGGTTTGACTACGACCCGGTGACGCTGGCGGCTAGGGGGTTGCTGATTGAGGAGCAGCGCAGTAACCTGCTGACGTACTCGGAGCAGTTCGATAATGCTGCTTGGACTAAAGTAAGATCATCAATCACTGTCAATGCCGCGACATCACCGGATGGAACCGTTACGGCAGATCAGTCGACAATTGATAACACGAATGGTTTTCACGATGCTTGCGTTCAGTCATTTTCAGCGGTGTCGGGAACTTCATATTCATTTTCAATTTTTGTAAAAAAGAGTGTTGGTATTGAAGCGGTGTATTTTTATACGAACGCCGCTGGCGATAAAATTGCAAAATTCAACTTAACAACTGGCGCCTATATTGGAAATGCTGCTGGTAATGGTTACGGTGCATTTTCTTCGTATTCGTCTATCGCGCTGTCAAACGGTTGGTATCGAATTATCGCAACCGTTGCTGCGAACGCCACTGCTAGTGCAGTATTTTCGCTTGGACTGTCAACCAATACAAACGACACTGTGACTCAGTTCACCGGCAACGGTACGGACAACGTTTACGTCTGGGGCGCCCAACTCGAAGCCGGCTCCTTCGCCACCAGCTACATCCCCACAGTCGCCGCCTCCGTCACACGCAGCGCGGATGTTGCGAGTGTGAATACGTTGTCGCCGTGGTACAACGCGACTGAGGGGACGTTGTTTGCGGAGTTTGATCTGTTTATCAACGCCTCTAACACCGATAACCAGACGGTTTGGAGTTTGAATGACGGCACTGCAAGCAACGAGATTTTTATCTATCGCAGTGGCGGCGGAAATGATGGTCGGTTTGCGGTTCTCACCTCCGGCGCAGGTCAGGCTGACATAGATACCGGACCAAATTTGACACAAAACACAGTTTATAAACTGGCGGGCGCTTACAAGCTCAACGATCTTGCGGCATCGATTTCTGGGCTTGCAGCAGTAACAGATGCGTCTGGAACTATCCCGACCGTAAGCGCCATGCAAATTGGAGCTGGTAGATTCGCACCCGCTTTCAACGGCCACATCCGTCGAATTGCGTATTACCCCGTGAGACTCAGTAACGCTCAACTCCCGGCCTTGACCGCGTGAGGACACCATGCTTGACGATCTCCCCCTGACTCCTCCGGTTCCGCTCTGGACGGATCTCTATCTCAAGTTCTCATCCGAACAGACTGCATACGAGCAACTGCTCGCGGTGGGTCTGCTCATCGAGACGCAGGCGCTGCTGGCCGAGGATGAGACTGTCGTCGTACCCGCTGGCTACGCAGCCGCTCCTGGTGCGTCTGTCGATTACATCGGCGTGATCTACAAGCCCACCGGCCAGATGATCGAAACCGACATGGGCGAACAGCCAGAGATGGAGCCGCTGCCGGGCTGGCACGTTAACGTCCGCCTGAGTGCCGACAGGACGTGTCCAGAGGCTCTACAAGGCGCGATCGTGTCGCCATCGACTCCGAGTAGGGTCTGGGCGTAAAATTTTAAACCGTACTGGTGCGGTCCACCAGGCACTCGCCAGAGTAATCATGGAAAACACTGAAGCAGTTGTAGCGGAACCAACCGCGCCGGAACAGGTAGCGACGCCCGCGCCTGAATCTGTAGCAGTATCGGCGGAAGAGCAGCAAAACACAGTCAAGACGTTCACTCAAGAAGAAGTGGACTCGATGATTGGCAAGCGTCTCGCAAGAGAGCGTAGGTCTTGGGAACGTGAGCGTCCGAAGGCGCCCGCAGCGCCCGCAGAACCTGTATCGCAGGATAAGTTTGAGTCGGTCGAAGCGTACGCTGAAGCACTGGCCACGCAGAAAGCCGAACAGCTTCTCCAGCAACGGGAACTGGAGCGCCAGCAAGCAGCACTGGTTGAGTCGTACCACGAGAAAGAAGAACAGGCGCGGGATAAGTATGACGACTTCGAGCAAGTCGCCTACAACCCGAGTCTGAAGATCTCAACCGTGATGGCTCAAACAATTCAGGCGTCAGAGATCGGCCCCGACATTGCGTATTTTCTCGGGTCCAATCCAAAAGAAGCTGATCGTATCTCGCGTCTATCGCCGTTCTTGCAGGCCAAAGAGATTGGGAAGATTGAGGCCAAAGTGGCCGCCAGTCCGCCCACCAAAAAACCATCCAGCGCTCCGGCGCCTATTCAGCCTGTTGCAGCACGCGCTTCTGGCGCACCGGCTTACGACACCACCGACCCGCGCTCAATCAAAGCAATGAGCACGAGCGACTGGATCGCAGCCGAGCGGCAACGACAGATCAAGGCGTGGGAAGCGAAACACGGTAGGTAATTTTTATCAACTTTAGGAGTTTGATAGATCATGGCTAACAGTATTTTAACGATTGACATGATCACCCGGAAAGCACTCGAGATTAAATAATGGTCTCCTCTAGGGGAAACCCTAGTAGAAAAACTGTGTGAATTCGGTGGACGTCATGTAGAATGATTACATGAAAACACCGAGCCAAGCCAAAGATGAAACAAACCCCGACATCGACGCAGCAACCAAGCAACGCGACCAAAATCGCGAAGCTGCTGCTCGCTATCGGGAACGCAACCGAGAAAAGCTCGCCCAGCGAATGCGCGATTGGCGGAAAGCAAATCGAGAAAAAGCTCGAGAGCATTCCCGTGAGTGGCGCAACCGGAAACTGGCAAACGCAAGTCCTGAAGAAGAAGCAGCAATCCGCGCTGCTGAATCTGCCAAGACAAAACGAAGCCAAGATCGGCGTAGAGACGAAGTGTTTGCCGCATATGGCGGCTACAAATGCGTCTGCTGCGGAGAAGCTGAGCGAATGTTTTTGTCGATTGACCACATTGACAACAACGGCAACGTGGAACGAAAATCAGGTGCTTACCGCAGTAGCGGCACCGCGTTCTACCTCTGGCTGTGCAAGAACAAGTTCCCTTCGGGGTATCAAGTTCTCTGCATGAATTGTCAAGTGGGCAAGCACAAAAACGGTGGCGTTTGTCCTCATCAGCGGAAGGTGTAACGACTATCCCGTAAGGGAGTACGGCCAAGCGGCCGGAAGCGCACAGCCCCTCGTAAGAGGGTGAAGAGATAGTCTGCTCTGCATGGTGACATGCAGCAGCCCGAAAGGGCGGTCAAGGCGTAGCGAACCTTGGCGAACACATGGCCTTGAGAACAACCTGGTGATCACCCGGACGGTTAACCGTCAGTACGACGACAGCTTTGCTGTCCAAGGCGCAAAAATCGGCTCCACGCTGCGTATCCGTCTGCCGGACCGCGCACTGGTGACCGACGGTGCTGCGCTGCAAGTTCAAGACGACAACGAGCAGTTCACCACTCTGACTGTTTCGAGCCAGAAGCACATCGGCGTGAACTTCACGACCGCTGAGCTGACCATGCAGCTCGATGATTTCGCAGAGCGTGTGCTAAAGCCTCGTATCAGTCAGCTTGCTTCCAGCATCGACGCTGACGTTGCCAACAGCTTCAAGAGCATCTACCAGTCGGTTGGCACCCCTGGCACCACGCCCGGAACCAGCCTGGTGCTGCTGCAAGGCCAACAGAAGCTGAACGAAGCCGCTGCGGTCATGGCTCCCCGCTATGCCACCGTCAACCCGGCTGCAAACGCTGGCCTCGTCGAGGGCATGAAGGGTCTGTTCAATCCCACCAACACCATTAGCCGTCAGTTCAAGAATGGCCTGATGGGCGAGGGTGTTCTGGGCTTTGAAGAAGTCAGCATGTCGCAGTCGATCAAGCAGCACACCACCGGCACCCGCACGGGTTCGCACACGGTGACCAGCGCTGTGACGGCTCAAGGCTCAACCACGATCCTGATCACGGGCACTGGCACGCAGACGATCAAGCAAGGTGACGTGTTCACCGTTGCCAACGTCTTTGCGGTCAACCCGCAGACTCGTGAGTCGACCGGCAGCCTGCAACAGTTCGTGGCCACTGCGGACGCAACCGCCACCGGCGGCGCGTACACGGTCAGCGTCAGCCCCGCGATGTACACCTCCGGCCATGCGCTTGCGACGATCGATGCGTTCCCGCAAGCCAGCGCTGTGGTGACCTTCTTGGGTAGCGCCAGCACTCAGTACCCGCAAAACCTGATCTATCACAAAGATGCGATCACGTTTGCGACCGCTGACCTGCTGATGCCGCAAGGCGTAGACATGGCCTCGCGCCAGGTGCATAACGGCATCTCGATGCGTATCGTTCGCCAGTACGATATCAATAACGATCGACTGCCTTGTCGCATCGATGTATTGTACGGCTTCTCGGTCATCCGTCCGCAAATGGGCGTACGCCTCTGGGGCTAACGTCTAATACGAGGCTAGTAGGGATCTACTAGCCTCGTTTCTATTTAATTTGAAAGGATTAAATCATGGCTCTTCCCAATGGTGCTGGTGGCTATCAAGTTGGTGATGGCAACCGCAACGAAAACGTTCTCGGCTACATGGCTGATCCGCTGTCGCAAACTGGTACCGCAACTCTGTCGGCTGCGCAAGTAACCGCCGGCATGCTGCTGGTTGGCTCTGGCGCGACTACTGCACAAACCTACACGCTGCCCGCAGCGTCGACGGTAGATGCAATCGTCAGCAGCGCAGGGATCGGCAGCACGTTCGATCTTATCGTCGTCAACCTCGGCACCAGCTCTGGTACCGG